GGTCCCATGGTATTCCTAATTCTTGATGATGAATACCTAATTCAATTTCCCATTTCTTTAAACTTTGTTTCTTTGAGCAGAAGTCATAAACGTCCGTATAAGATACGTTATAAGCCTCGCCAAAGAAACAATTAGGACTACCTTCAATAATTTTCTGAGACAGCTTGTACAGTTGCTCGTTGTCATATCCCATTAACCTCGCGTAGAGAATATGATTATCATATCTGCGGCAGTTAAACCCAACCAACCTAAACCTCATAAGATCTTCAATTTCAGTTGGAGTAGGGTTTATCATACGAACGACAGGTTTTCCTTCGCCTTCAATTTTCCAGTTTACGAGAAAAAGGTTAGGAAATACCTCAACGTCATAGAATACAAGCTTTGCGTCTTCGTTTTTAACAGCGGTAGATTGTTCCGCCGATTTAAACTGCATCTTATTAACGAGCTTTATGCAATAATCTGCTTGGTGAGTACTATTTGCTGCGAAAACCAATACTGCATTACGCATATCAGTAACATCATAGCTTAAATCGCTATTATAGGCATCCTCCAGTATTTTATAGATGAAGTCAACACTAGGTTTAGTAGCTGGATGAATTTCTTTATTGAGATTTCGCTTAATCAATGTTCTAAGCGCTCTCTCGCTTCTCACCCCTTCAAAATTAATCATTTTATTTTCTCCTTTCAGTGGTAAACCAGAGCTAATCGTCGAGATAGGTAAGTTGTTACACTTCGACAATTTTCGTCTTAACGAACTTTTACCAGTGAATATCTTAATTTCCACGTAGTCATCATAAACGCGGCTCAGTTTCGAGACATCACCAGTGTAAATATAATGCAGGTGTATACCAGCACCACTCTTACTAAGCTCTGCATATGTCGGTGGCCATTTACTCGCTTCTTCGATATTCTTTTCAAAAGATTTATTACCATTTTCGTCTGGAATATCGAAGTCGATAACAATATGGTTTTCGGGAACTCTAACATAATGAAGCCTAGATGTATCCAATTCAGATAGTTTCGACGTAACGTCATCCCATTTTTTGAATGGGGTTTCATTAGCTGTAGCATACTGAGCGAAACAATCCGCATACTCCTTGTCAAATATAGACTTTTGACTTGCGAATTGAATCCACGGTGCTTTAGTTTCTTCCTCTTTATCATCAAGGGTTCTTTCCTCAAATTTTTCTGTCCGAAATCCGCAGTAATAACTACGAACTCTGGATCCATCAAGGTTAAATCGATCTTTGTAATCCCGGAAATAATTCTTAAGCTCCTCTTTAAAAACCCTTTGTGAAAATGGGTATGCTACTTTTGCCTCATCACAATAAGTCTTGTACATCTCCCAAGCGGCTTTAAGCGTAGTTCCATCATTTTTCTTAAATATATGATACGAATCAATAACGAAGTTATAAAAATCGTTAGATGCTCCTAACATCGCCACTGGAATATAATTATCGTACTTACCGGGATCACTTAAATATACTTCTCGGCAGTGATAGGCGATCGCTCCAAGTTCAAAACTGATCTGTTTCATGATTGTTTTGTATTCCTTTGGACTTAGCTTGTTACCGGTAGGAGATACATCAATCAATCTTCTAATAAGACCCGACTTTGCATCTGTAATCTTTACCGGTTTATTTGTGCCTAGAAATAGAAAACACTTAAAGCGATTGGAATAAGTCGATTTGAATTTTTCATTTACTGTCATAAGCTCGTGGGAAACAAGACTGTTCAACCTCGTATTATCTTCAATTCTAGAAAGGTCGCCATCGTGTTGAATCGCTACAAGCGGATTGTTTTTGAACGCCTCTAGAGCAAATGAGTTACTAGATGAGCCAAGAGCCCTTGCGTCAAACACCGAGTAATACCCTTCAAATAACTGCTGGATGATGTTAAGTATTGTAGATTTACCAGTTCCCGCTGCACCGTATAAAACCATAAATTTCTGAATTTTCTTAGAGTCCCCAGTGACGATCGACCCGATTGCCCACTCAATCTTATGTCTTTCTTCCTCTGAATACAGAGTGGACATCAGCTTGTTATAAGCAGATAAATCGCCAGGTTCAAGCGGATAATTCAGCTTTTTACTGGCGTAATCTTTTTTTTCGGTTTTGTAGTTGGAAAATATAAGTTTTTCATCCAACATATGAAAGTTATCTCTCATCTGCTTCTGACAGTATTTATGCCAAGAGTCAATCATTCCGGACTCAGCGTCCCACATATGCAGAACCTTTATATTAGAGTCAAATTTATGGCGATTTTCTTCTGCATACTTATCGAGTTCTCGGTCTATAAGTTGTAAAGCATCGTGCTCGTCCGTAGACCACAAACCTCGTTCCTCAACCCAGATAGCATAAAAATCACCGCCTCGAATCATGAGATCTGAGCTTTTTTTGATGATGAACTTTGGATAGATTTCTATTACACCACGCCTTGTGCTACGTGTTGAAATCATAAGAAAGTCGAGCATCGCATTTTATTCTCCTTTCATGCGTTTAAGCTCCTTTATCTCATTATCAAGATTTTGGATTTTCTTGTTTTGTTCATAAGTATGGACTTCTAAGGCAATTGCATAGGCCGCTACGACCAAAGCAAATGTTGCAACCGTTCGATTAACCCTTGCCTGGTTTCTAAGTGTCGTTTTAATAGCTTTTATCGATTTTTCGGATGTCTTTAGACTCCTGAAAATATAACTAAGCATTTCTACCATTTGATTTTTCTCCTTTCATTGAATTGTTAATATAACTTTTAATAGTTTCAAACCTCCAATCTTTTGGAGAGTTGTAAGTAAATATAAATTCTTGTCCATTGGTTTGTCTGATTCGAATGCTGTTTTTACCGTTTTGAAACCAGGCGGCTACATTATCCCCGGCATATAATTCAAAATATAATTCAAACAATTTATAGATATCATTGTGATTCATTTCATTATCACCTCTCATTTTCCAAAACCTCGTCTAAATACCAACACATTTGATACCAGATTTCCACAGTTCGTAGATCACTTTTACAATGTTCGACCGTAAATAATCCGCCTTCGCCATTCCGTTTATACTTTCTATCAAGGAATCGCGAAACAACATCTTCGACATAATTCTCGTCAAACATAGAGTCATACATGGAACCCAAACCAAGATTGATAATCATGTTCCAGAACCATTGCCCTGTTCTGTTACCAATATCCGGGTCATCCATAATATGTTCTTCACAACGAATAGCGAGAGCTACTAACATTTCCAGAACACTACAAGGTCGGTCGTCGAGGAGCGTAGCAATCATTGGACTATCATACCCTTGCTCATATCCAAAACGATACCGGAGGTCTATCCCATCTTCCGCTCTGTTACCATCCATTCCAATAATGTAAATAAATTCTACATTATGCAGATAAGACAAAAGCTTCCGATAAGAGAGCCTCCGGTTATTGCATACAAGCTGGTACATCCATTCAAAATATTTGTCGTTCAGCTCGTTCCTAGTCATTTAATACCCCACCTCATGCGGCTTTCTTTTTATTACGTCCGAATACTTTCTCTGGTCAAGCAGAATTTCGTAGTCGCATTTAAGCCGGTCGTTTCTCACAAAGACGGAATCATCCTCGTACTCTCCAAAAGCGTTAAGTGATTCGAATCCGACTGTTTCTTCGATATCCTCTACAAGTTCATCATCTTCATCGGTAAGAACCTGATCGGCATAATAAGTAAGGCTTATTGTATCATAATCATCAAACTCTCCAAATTCATCTGGAGAAATAACATAAGGTTTATCATTTATCATATTTTCGTCCACCTCCTCTTCAAAAAGACTATCGGTATTGGAATAATTGATGTAACCTTGCTTACGAAGTTTCGCCGCATATTCCACAATACTTGGTTTATCTTTTGCTCTTTCTACAATAGTTCTGACATTATTGTTTTCATCAGATTCATTATCTTTGTTTTTTACTTCTTTCAGCTTGGAGAAAGTTTCTTTTACGGAATCAATCTCTTCTTGAGCAATTTGCTCGTATTTCTTTTTTGTATACTGCCATGTTACAACCGAGCCAACGGCAGCCCCAAAAATAAACATCATAAAACTTGTGATCTTATTGTTCATAATCATCTTCCCCTTTCATTTAATATTGAGTTCGGAACACGTTTTCTCTATTTGGTCCGGCACAAAAAAATAGATATTCCGATAATTTTTTACAACCATTTTCATACCATTCACGTAGAGTTTCTTTCGCAATCTCTATATCACTATCGCTTACCGGACGACTTTGTTTCCAATATCCGTTAAATTGACCTTTTGCCGAAACTACCTCGATAACACTTTCTCCAAATCGACCATCGGATACCCGATTAAGAATCACTTCTACAACAAGGCGTTTATCATTTAGCTTGTCGTCATAACATTCTCCGGCTAATGTTTTAGCTATAGCCTCCACTTCTTCGTCAGTAAATGGTTCCGTTTCAACAATCGGTTCCGTTTCAATAATCGGTTCCGTTTCAACAATCGGTTCCGTTTCAATAATCGGTTCCGTTTCAACAATCGGTTCCATTTCAATAATCGGTTCTTCAACATGATAACTTACGTTTGTAGTAGTTTGTGAATTTGTATCATTAACGGTCGGGTTACAACAAGCAGTAAATATAACTATAATGGTTAAAACGAGTGTTGTTATTTTGGATTGTTTGCGCATTATATGTCCTCCCTCTTGTTAAATAAAGAAGACTACCCTCCGACCATTTAAAGCGATCAAAGGGTAGTCAATAATTTTATCTTTATTCTAAAATCCGGTCGAGAATAGGCCCGTCCACGTTGAAATCAAGAAGAATCACTTCTTCATAACCATTCACAAAATCACGAGTCTTTTCTTTGTGAATATTATAAAGTCCAAAGTCTACATAATTATCGCCGTTATGATTCGGGTTATCAGGATCGTAAACCCATCCGACAATCTGACCGGCCTTTGTAGGAGGAATACCAAGACGTTCGTACACTTCGTTCAAGAACAGATAGCCTCTCGCTTTGAGTCGATCGTTGGCGTAATTCTGTTCCGCTTTAAGAAACATTAGATTATACTCTGCATTTTTTTCCCATGCAGGAGAACTGGAATCAAAGAATTTTGCATAATCGCTGTATCCGGGAATTTCAGCAACCTGAATAGTTTCTTTTACTTTCTTTTCTTTTCCGTCTTCTCCGACAACGGTCTTCTCAATCTTTTTGGCCTTGATATTGTAACGAAGTTCCTTATCAACCTGCTCTCCAAAACGTTCGATAACACGATTGCGGTATTCTTTGAAAGTTTTGTCAACTGTAGCATAGGCTGCGGCAAGAGCTACATTACGCTTACGAAGAATATTGTTGGATGCAAGGATGCTGGAAATAGACAACGTTCCAAGAGCTACTGCCGGAGCATAAAGCTTAGCAAGTTTAAGTCCCGTCTGAACATAAACAATAGCCAAATCTTTTTTGGCATCTTCTGGAGTATACTGGTCGGCCATAGCTTCATTTGCCTGACAATCATGGATGGAATCAATTATATTCTTACTATTTTCGAGAATTTCACTGACCTTAGTAGTAGCCTTGCAAGCCATAACAGTGCTCACGACTGTACCAACAACGCCGGCCACCACAAGAATTTCAGGACTATGCTTTTTAAGTTGAAAGCCCATTTTATTAAAAGAAGAGCTTACGGTTTTAACAAGTTCTTTTTTCATAATTAAACATTCTCCTTTTCATATTTAGTATTGATACGATTTGTTGATGCTATTTCAGCTCCACACGCGGCGTATCCGGCTAAATCAACAAAACTGTCTTCAGTCGCTGTTCCAGTACGAATTCTGGCAATTTTAAGTAGAGCCATCATCATAGCCACATCGGTAGCTGAAAAATCTACATTCTTATATGCTGACCACAGTTTTGCTATGGTCAGAAAGTTATCTTCAGGCGAACCATACTCGTTTTCACGCTGTCCGCATACACACTGCTTGGCCTTATCCAAAGTTTCAGCTCGTGTCATTTTATCAATCCTCCTTCAAATATTCGTAATACTCGGATTCCGTTGCAAATAATATCCAACGCCCAGATACAAACCCCATATAACCGTATAATGTTAAATATCCTTTCATATAAAAATCCTCCTAATTTATTGGAAGTGCTCTTGGTAAATTCAAAATATATCCGTCTCTTACCCGAATTGGTTTACGACCGCTAATGTCCGTCCAACCATATTTGTTGGCGGCATAGTTGTCCATAGATACGTTGGCTAAATCATAAAGATCCATGATACTAACGACGCCATATTGTGAAATTATTTCATTCATAGCATCGAGAACCGCTTCGGCATCTCCGCGAGTTGGAAAAATAAGTTCATCGTAATCGAATCCATTTCTCGCAGAAAAAGTGCTGTAATTGCGTCTTTGCTCATCTGTTCTATCGTAGTATCGTTGATATGAAACTTTTGAAGCGGTTGAAGATTTGTTTCTCGTTCTGCCCGTTTCTCCATATAGAATCATATCGATTCCGTTTGTAACAATATCCAAAATTGCTTTCTTGATTGCTGGAACAAGAACATCCAGTAAAATATAAGTTTTTACGTTGCTAATAT